TTATGATTGCGCTTTGAAACTCGGAAACTGGATTGAAGATAGAAATGTTGAATGTATTTTAGGCTGTGATAATCCCGGATGGGATACACCACACTTGCATCGTTTGCTTGATCCACTATGGCCGGCCAATCTGCATAAGAATCAGTATCAGCCCATATATGTTCCTGCAGAAGTAGAAGAGGCACTGGTACTTCAGTTCGATTATGATATACATAATGCTTTGGATGATGCAATGGTTATGAAGAAGGCTAGAGACTTGCAGAAGAAATAGATAAATAGTGTATCACTGGAGTTGGTACACATATGTCCTCACAAATTACGCCGAGAGTTTTGTTAATGAAGCAAATCGAGCTACAGCTCGGTTCGCAAATGGTTGATGTTGAATTAGACGTCGAGCACTTTAATCTTGCAATTACAATTGGTATTCAAAAATTGCGTCAGCAATCTGATGGAGCCAATCTTGAGAAGGATATTTTTATACACATTACACGGGACATAACAGAGTACACTCTTCCAGATGAAGTGCAAGAAGTAAGACGTCTATACCGCCGTGGTGTTGGTGCATACACTAATGGTGGAATAAATTTTGACCCGGTTGATGCTGCATTTTATAATATCTATATGTTACAACCAAATAGATCAGGTGGATTAGCAACATGGGACATATATAATCAGTTCTTAGAAACTACAGAAAGATTATTTGCAAGTCAGTATAACTTTACGTGGGATGTCAACTCACACACATTAAAAATTATACGCCGCCCGACAGCAGACGAAGAAGTTGCGGTGCGAGTGTATGTAAAGAAATCAGAAGATGACATCATTAATGACCCTTATACAGGTCCTTGGTTGCGCTCCTATTCAGTCGCATATTCGAAATATATGTTAGGTGAAGCGAGAGATAAGTTTCCCGGTGGATTTCCAGGACCAAATGGAAATGTCACATTAAATGGTGCTAGTCTTAAACAAGAAGCACAGGTAGAATTGGATAAGTTAGAATTACAGTTACTAAATCTAGTAACTTCGTCGGATGGATATGCGTTTGTAATAGGTTAAATCCTATTACAAACTATTTGTAATTGGTTAACATGAAAAATAAAGAGTATCCTACAGATTTAAGGCATTTGCCTATTGAGGAACAGCGCAGAATTGCCCACGAAATGTTTGATAATATAAAGAGAAAATACGACCAACTTTTGGAAGATTTTCCCGAAATACAAGAAATATTGAGTAAAGAGAAACATTAAAATTCCCTAACAAAATCATTTAATCTCTAAGCTGTCTCTGTATAACTACATAGACTTTAACTTAGGGATTTTTTATTATTGTTTCGTGATTATAGGATTAATCGGTAGTTATAGATAAATATAAGATGACAACTCCGTATACATATCGTGTTTTTTGTAAGATAACAAATCAGTACTATTATGGTGTAAGATTCGCTAAAAACTGCACACCGACAGATCTTTTTGTTTCATATTTTACATCGTCTAAATCTATAAAGAAACTTATTGATATGTACGGCAAAGAAAGTTTCATTATAGAAATTAGAAAAACTTTTACTACAAAAGATCAGGCTATAGATTGGGAAAGGCGTGTAAATCGCTGGACTATGAAATGGCATAATTATCTAAATAAACATTCAAACGGTAATTTCATATTAACTGATGCAGAGCGTAGAGAAATAGGCATTAGATCGGGTAATAAATGTAAAGAGTTAAAACTAGGATTTCATTCAATGTCTCCTGCCAAAAAAATATCAGCAGGTCAAAAAGCAAACGAAACAAATAGAAAAAATCAGACAGGTATTTATTCTATACCTTTAGCAGATAGAGTATCTACCGGAATAAGATGTCGAGATTTAAAGATCGGATTTCATTCCGATAATGCAAAGATAAGGCAGAGAGAAAGTGCTAAAAAATTGTGGTGGAATAATGGATTAATTGTAGTTAAGTCCGACCAAAGTCCGGGAGATGGCTGGGCTCGGGGTCGATTAACAAAGGGAAAGAAGTGGTGGAATAATGGAGATATAGAAGTTATGTCCATTATTCCACCCGATAATAACTGGATGAAAGGTAGATTAAAATGAGTAAAATAATCGGTCTATTAGGGTTTATTAATAGCGGAAAAGGCACTGTTGCTTCGCAACTTGTTAATGGATATAATTTCAGACAAGATAGCTTTGCAGCAGGTTTAAAAGATGCTTGCGCGGTAATGTTTGATTGGCCGCGTCATATGCTAGAAGGCGATACAAAAGAATCTCGAGAGTGGCGCGAAATTGTTGATCCATGGTGGGCAGAACAACTCGGCATGCCTAATTTCAGTCCACGCCTTGCTTTGCAGGTAGTCGGCACCGATGTCATGCGTAATAATTTCCATCAAGATATGTGGTTCTTAACTCTACGAAATAGAATCCGTAAGAATCCAGATCAGAATGTTGTTATCAGTGATGTTAGATTTCCCAATGAAATAAAGTTCATACAGGAACAAGGCGGCACATTAATTAGAGTTAATCGTGGCCCAGCACCTGTCTGGTATGAGACTGCCATCCTGGCAAATAAGGGTAATTCTATAGCTAAAGATGTAATGGCCAAGACGTATGCCGGTGCACATCTAAGCGAATGGGCGTGGGTGGGGTCTAAAATCGATTATGAGCTAAATAACGATAGCACTCTTGATTTTCTTAAAGAACAAGTACAAGAAATATTAACCGATATATTATAAATCTAGATAAATACGGGTTATAAGAAAACCTTTAATAGGAATTAGCCAGTATGGGAATTTTAGTATCACCGGGCGTAAGTATTTCGGTCACCGATCAAGGTACAGCCAGCAGCGCAGGTTCGTTATCTAGTGCAGTTGTTACAAAGAAAAAGATACCGACACCTCCAACTCCATCTCCGACTCCACCTGTTGCTTCCTTTACTATGTCATTAGCAAGTGGATATGAACCGCTAACAGTACAATTCACAGATACATCAACTAATAGTCCTACGGGATGGTATTGGGATTTTGGCACCGGCGACATTTCTACTCTACAGAATCCACTTTATATATTTTCGTTACCCGGGTTATATGTAGTTGCGCTAGATGCCACTAATATAGATGGCACCGGCCAAACAACGCGGCCTGTGGTATGTAACTCTTATTATCTCGGTACATGGGATGCGACCACTAATTTACCACATCTTGTCAATGGAACAGGTATATTATCTACTCGATATATAGCCACGGCTCCTGGGTGGCAAGATTTCCATGGTGATAATCCCATCTCATTTGCTATAGGTGATATGGTTGTTTATGATGGTTCGATATGGTCTGTAATTAGGGCAGGTAACCCTGACCTATATATTAACTATTATGGAAATTGGGATCCACAAACTAATATACCGATGCTACAAGATAATGATGTGCCAGGTGATGTCGGTAAACAATATAAGGCAACCTCACCCGGCACAGTTAATTTTGGCCACGGCGATATAGATTTTTATACAAATGATTATGTAATATATAATGGAAGTATCTGGCAAAGAGTACCGGCATATATAGAAGGTCCGGGATTACCATTTGAGATAGTAGTAGATACTTCATACTCTACCATGGTAGAATTACCGTTTAACACATATACGTCTTTAACTGTAGACTGGGGAGATAGTACGGTAGAAACAATTACTAGTGGACTACCATTTCAACATACATACGGTACAGTTGATATATTTACAATTATGGTGGATGGGTATGCTACCACATACGGCCCAGCCGCAACATCTTCGGCCCAATTACCAATTATAGCATTAAATTCATTCGGGACATATGGGTTGACTTCGTTATTTGCCGGATTTAGTGGCGCAGAAAACTTAACAACGCTACCTAATTACCTGCCCCCTACGATAATAAATTTAGATGGCATGTTAGAATATGCAACCTTATTTAATCAAGATATTAGTTTATGGAATACTAGCAATGTTACTAATATGCGTGGTCTATTCTATGGTGCATCTTCATTCAACCAGCCTCTTGAATCTTGGAATATAAGTAATGTCACAGATATTTCGGCAATGTTCTTAGGCACGCCATTTGATCAACCACTTACTTTTTGGCAAACAGGTAATGTGGTATATATGTCCGGAGTATTTCAAAATACAACTGCATTTAATCAATTCATTGGATTCTGGGATACAAGAAAAGTTATAGATATGAATGGGTTATTCGCCGGTGCAGTGATATATGATCAGCCACTTAATACGTGGGATACAAGTGGTGTGACAACTATGGAATATTTATTTACCGGGGCGTTAGCATTTAATCAACCGTTAGATTTATGGAATACAAGTAATGTTGTTAATATGGATAATGCGTTTGCTAATGTAGTAAACTTTAATCAAGATATTAGTACATGGGCTGTACCACTTATATCAACATATCCATTAAACTTTGCCCTGAATTCGTATCTAGACCCAGTGACACATCCGGAAAATTCTGCGAAGTTACCACACTGGGGTATATAATCGAAAACCCTTAAATGGCGTGTATAGAATATTCTTCAACATTATCATAGTACCGATGCTTCGTTTGCCGTATATTTAATCACCTTCTGGATAAATACTAGCAACAAGAAGTATCATCTTCAATAGGAGTTAAATTATATGGCAGTTTTAGTATCCCCAGGCGTAAGCGTATCAGTTATCGATCAAAGCATTAATGTTGGTGCCGGTCCAGGAACA